GAGCCGATGGAAAATCAGTAGCGTTATCAACAAGGAACTTAATCAACTTCACGCGATTGGCCTCAAATTCGGATGTAAGTTTTATTGCCAGGCCATTAAGTGCTCTTGAGCCTGCAACTGATTGTTCCTCTATGTTATCATTACTACCGCTGATTGATTTTTGATAGACACCGTCGTTACGCAATTCGACGACACGGTAAGCAAGTGCCTCAGCGACTGCCATTGGTGCCACCACACGCATAGCCAGGCGCTGTAGTCGCTTTTCATTAGCACTGGCATTTAACGATACCACGCTCATTCCTATAAGTTTGTCGAGCAGAACAACTCCTAAAATGGGTTGTAGATAATCATCTTGAACAAATTGAATCTGCCTTTTGATATTCCGGTACAATGAAGCCGTGATCGGGATTCCGCCGAATGGTCCAAACTCATTGGAGCTGCGAAACAGCGTGTCAAAATATTGCTTCCGCTCATCTGACAAACGCCATTCCCCAAACTCTGCGCTGCGCACTTCAAAATTATTGATCAATTCCTCCAGTGCCATACAGCCCAATTCCTCACAATCCCGTTTGAAAGCCAAAATCTTCTTATCGCTTGCAACAGATCGTGTTGAGCCAACCTCAACGTGTAAACCAGCATCCCCGATTCTGAGCACGCCACTATTCGCGTACACTTCCAACGCCCAATTGACGACAATTCGACGCATAATAGTCAACGTCGCTTCATCTGCTAAAACTTTATCTGCAGTAGCTAAGCCAATCACCATTATTACCTCATTCTCCGCGCTTTCGATATAAGATTTCAATGTTAATGGAGAAAAAGCTGGATCAACTGCACCGACAGCACCTTTCAATTGCTGAGGGAATATGGATGTATTTTCTGAAAAGTATTTCATGTATAGCTTAATTTATAACCTCTTTACTCGTTTTGCCTTTGTCGAGCGTTTCCAACTCAACCTCAATAAATTTGAATTCTAAGCGCGGATATTTTGCTTTCCAACCGTTGTATTCAGCAATGAAATAGAGCGGTTCCAACAACAGCTCACGATGAGGATTGAGCAAAGCGACCTTCGCATTAAAAGCTACGCGCTTATCCGATCCACTACCCGAACCCATATTTTTACCCGGGCTATCCCCGACCAATGTAGGATCCAAATCCAAAGCACGCATAAGATGCTGCGATGCCTCGCGGCTATCTTCCAAGTTTTCACCGCCCTGGATTGCTTTTTCTATCGGTGTGATTTTCCATCCAGGTATTTCTTTACCTGTTTGCGGATCATAACCGACCTCAGATAAAATTGTACGGCCACTGGCTTCCACTCCTGTCAATTGATCATTGATTTCTTTTACTTTGGCTTTTTTAATTGCCGTCTGTTCATCAGCATTTAGTTTTGTCCAATCTTTATATGCCGATGGCCAATAAGAAAAAGGGATTTGCAGAATATATTTTGCAGACAAAAGCTGCTTCATCATCGCCGTTTTGCTCTTTGGTACCATCCGTGATATCTCCGCCCATGTAGAGGTAATGAAACCGTTCCAATGTGCAAGTTGGTAATAGATTTTTCCAGGTGAAGGCGACGAAACTGGATAGATGTAGCGAGGTACTTTTGAACTTTTTGCAGTTTCAACTTTTGTAAAGTCATACGGATCGATGACATCAATCTTTGTGGTTTCTTTATCAGCCGCTTTTGCATCTGGAAAATTGGCATTGACATAACAATATTTCACTTTACCTTTGTCATCCATCTTTTGCCAGCGGCAAAATGAGGCATCTTGCGTACCAATGTAAGCTATGCTGTTACCATCTTTCGACTTGATCAGTTCAGGGAATATATTAGCAAACCAAACAAAATCCGTGGCAGCTTCATAAAAATATCTTTTGGTCGTGGTGTCGCTTAGAAACATATCGATATCATCATCTTGGATATCACGATACAGGTATTTCTTTTTTTCCGTATCAAAATAACGTTCCATTGCTACAACGCCCTTACCGATTAACAGACGAGCTTTCCAATCCAACATCGTCGGGATTTCAGTCGACAGTTCAGCCATTTCAATCACCTGCTGAGGAAAATTATTATCCTCTCCCCACATAGCGATATCACTGCCGGCATTGGAATCTTTTATTTTCGGATCAACTGGCTTAACCTTCAGCTCACCAATATTTAAGACCTCACCGATATCAACTATTAGACTGCCATTTCCGACCAGCGCTAAATTTTCACTTATAAATTTGGGCTTACTCATTATTGAACCACCTCCATACCATTAAATTTTAATACCAAATGCGAATGAATTTTGACCAGACGATCACTATTTAAATGCCGAATGTTACGCGTATGATTTTCGTAGTGATTTGGATTCCTTGATTTATCCTTCCTGGATGGACCACCGACGAAAACAGCCGAATCAAAGTGGATCAGTTTACCCCCCTGATGCTTTTTCTGATCACAGGTAACGAACGATATGGAGAAAGGGATCAAATCCCTGTCACGACCTCGCATCATCATCGTATTAAGCATGTCTTTTATTGAAATAGTTACATTTTCACGCATACCCAAAATTCATGCTTCCTGCTCGCGCGCGAAAGGACACCACCCGAAAGGGAAAGAAAAACTAACGCAAACCATTCCAGTAGAAAAACAGCTAAAAATTTAATTTTTAGCTACTTAACTCGAAACTCCGAAATCAAAAACAGCTTTGCCGCACAATCGACCCCGCCACGCACTATCCAAAAAGGAAAGGAAAATGAGCAATTTTGACGATATATGAGGAGGGGGGGTGCCCCCCTCCGATTAAGAAAATAATAATGTTTCACGAGATTGTTTCACGGGTGCCCAGCTGGGCAATTGCAAAGACTATCCGATGATGAGATCACCGACCTGCTCGACGTAGCCGTATTGTGTCTTGAACTTGCCGATGTATAGCGTATCAAAGGCATCACTGAGGTGTGGAGCCTCCTCCTGTTTGACTGAACTATTGGACTCTGGTCGTTTATCCTTCTCGGTGCCGTTCTTCCCCGACCGTGTCTGCACCTGTTGCATGGAAGTAAGCAGTGCATCACAGTTCTCACGGTTGAAACGTACAGGCTTAAACTTGCTATCATTCTCCTTGAATACAGCTTCAAACAACCTGAACCGAGTTTCATGCATAGGCTGTTGGCCAATATCAAAACGGTTGACCGCCCAATCATTCTTTATTAACCGAGCCGTTACCATATCCGATAAGGTTTCCAGTCTACTCGCATCCGTCACATTCGCTGTGCTATCATAGAAGTAATTAACCGTATGATTGTTGTGATGCTTATAGTATTTACAGAAGTCATCAACGAGATCATCCAACACCTTTTCCTGTTCACGCTTCGCATACATAGACTTAAGCACCCGATAGAACCGTTCTGTTTCTTGACCGATAACCAATGACTTGATCGATGAATTATAATCGAATGAAATATCAATGGGCATACCCTTGATCAGGTCCCCATCATTTCGGCAATCCTTAACCAATCCCTCCGGAAGGTATAAGCCCATCGATTCGATGTAAGAATAATCATACAAGGAATAACAATGGTGATCCGTATCCAGTAGATGGTAGAAACCATTCGTTACCGCGATGACATCTTCATTCAGGATAGCTGAACGAAATACAGGCCATAGCATTTCCCTTCTCCATTGCTTTATTGTATCAACGCCCAATATCTCCAGGTTATCCAATGAAGATGCCTCAGAATAATAAACGGAATCCGCACGCAAGGCATTCAACACTCGCACATATTCATTACGTTTGCGACGATAGTACCTCTTGCTTTCTGTAGTTTCAGCCAAAGAGAATAGCTGCTCCAACCGTTGTACCTCTAATTGGAAGTTGACGATTTGAGCAATCTTCTTGGTGTCCATCTGCTTCTTTTTATCTAAAAGCCATTTAGCAGCTGGATCAGTTGGTTTATCAGAACATAAAGTTACCATATGATGCTCGGCTCGCGAACCAAATATTTCACGGTTTCCACGATTTATGGGTACAATATCGTCCATGTAACGTTGATGCTTTAAAAACCTAGCTTCGTCACCAATTAAGGCATCCACTGTTTTTCCATTAGCTGAACCAGGTCTATCCTGCGAAATCAAATGGAACACATGTCCATTCCACCAAAATATAGTATGCTCAGGATGTAACACTGGATAAAGTGCATCGGGAATTTTATTTTCTTTAGGGGGCTTTTTACGTACCCAATAATGTAGCCCTTCGTAATAACCAAAATTTTCCCAAGCTTTCATTAGCGGTGGTAATGTCCGATCAAGTAACTGCATGTAAGTTAATCCAACTACCCCTGTAGCACCCCTAGGAAGAGCGTTTGCAGCGCAAATACTTCTCCAGGCTAAAGGCCCTTGAGTTTTTCCAGTTCCCCTACCCCAAATATCATATTCCTCCTTGCACATTGTCAATATCGACCTTTGCTGAGGCTCATTGAAGTACATGAGTTTTTCTCTAAACTTATTCATCTTCAATATCATAATAGTCCACGTCCTCGGCTTCATCTTCTAACATCCGGTCAATAGATGACGATTTTCCTTTCAACTCTTTCAATAGGTCCGCTTTAACAGCTTCAAGATTTTCAATTTTTTCGAATCCTAACTTAGACGCATCTGTTTCAATAACTGGCTTGATAGGTGTGAATTCTTTATAATCTGGAATATCGTGGTCTTTTTCATGCAACCCTTTAACCTTGCTCAATTCTTTGTAGAATGCAGATGCCGCCCGAAAGTCTCCTGCACCATGCGCTTCCATCATCAAACGCTCACCCCAATAGATATGCATACCTCGCGCATAGTCTTTATCTTCCTTAGATTCAAAGGTTTTAAAAAACTGTTGGGACATTTGGATATCAATGTATGCTTGTGCTTGAGAAACCCCAAAGCGAGCCATTATCCAGTGAGCGAGTTCTAATTTCTGATAAGGACGGTTTATCCTGTGTACTTCCACTTCCAATTGAAGATCATAATCAAACTTTGTGATCTTTTGGACAAATCCTGTCCGTACCTGCGCATCCACTTCTCGAATGCGTTCATAAACGCCCCGATCGGTTTCAGAGAGGGAATCAATTTTATTCGCTAAAAAAGCTTTGAAAATACGATCCATGATCGTATCACCTTTGATATGCTTTGGTCTTAGTTCACCCATTACAATTCCACTCCTTTCCGCTCAGCGATCAGTTGAGCAATGCGCGCTTTCTTTTCCCGAAGCTTTTGTTCAGACTTTGCTTTATTTCGCAATTGGTCATCGGGCTTTTGTAGTCGCTTCTCCATTTTATTCACCTGGACATACAAGCGTTGCAACTCAGGCGTTGCAAATACAGTCTGTTTAGTAACGATCTCAGGCAGTTCACCATGTTCCTCAAAGTGATCGATCTTTTCAAAGATCATCCGTTTACGTTCCACTAGCTTTAAAATCTGAATGGCGTATTCCAATCGGGTTTTATCAGACTTGCATCGCGCTAACGCAAATCGGTTCGAATCAATCTGACGGTATACCTGTTGCAGATCATACTTAAGCTTTTTTACAAGGTGGGAGTTATCGAATTTCTTTTGTTCGACCTGATTGACCGAGGGTTTTATTTCTACCTCCTGCTCAGCTTCATGCGGATCACTGGAAAACTTTCGCAATTCATCCTCCAGTTTTTTGACCGTATATTCAGACTTGCTTTGGAATAAGTCTTTTAAGAATTGATTTGTCGACAGCGCATTGAATATTGCTACACCCTGCCAATAATCTTTATTTTCAAACCATTTATGCACTTCCATGGGCTAAAAATGCGAAAGGGAAAGTATGAGAGAAAGGACGCTTTGTTGTCGGAATTGTTTATCTTTGCACCTCTCACAACGTACTAAACAAAAAAGCACAAGATAGCGGAAGATTTACCCTCCGGGCTATGCTTGTGCATTTGTTTTTAAAAACGTTGTGAGAGACTTTTTATTTAACCGGAGGGCTATTTTATCTCAACAGTCCTAAAAAAGTCCACCAACATTCTCATTAGCATAATTCTCTTTTTTAATCCCTTTGCTAGATTTTCGTCGCCATAAGTTTTTACGATATCGTCTATAATGTCTTCAAATTCAATTATCAGGTCTTCTATACTTTGGATATCCAAAGTTTCAAGATGATTGAAAAAATCGATAATTTCAGATTTCAATAACGATACCGACTGATCACTATCAGTTTTAAGAATGAGCACATTGTTTACCATATATAGATTTATTTTAATTGGGAAAATGGGGATATTATCTAAAAATAGGATGACAATAACAACAGTATTACATAAAAAAGCCCCTACAATGAAGGGCTTACTTTATCCGAACTTTGAGCCTTTTTAGGCTTTATTTTCTGCAAGTACCTGGTACCTGCAGTGAACAATTCGTTTGCTTTCTCTAAGGAAATATAACGAAAATCAACACGACCAATTTTAGATTCCAAAATTGGCGAATTCGTATTCACCACCTCGTAGTGATCTACGATTGCAGGTGATACCTGCCAATTCAGTTTCGCCATTATGGTGCAGGTACTGGAAGTTCACTATCGTAACGGTAGAAAGGCGATGCACCATACCAACCGAAAGTAACTTTGATACCTTTCTCTCCAGTTGGGCCAGTACCAAAGTTCATATCGATATTTTCCACGTCAACCATGATATCCTCATTACCTGCCTGCCAAAAGCCGGGACCACCTTCAGCACCTTTGAATAGTAAAATACCAGTTTGGTTTTTAACGATTTTAGCGGTACCAACGTTCTGAGCGCCGATAAATGGAATAAAGGCTTCAATAGTGCCTTTGGAAATTTTGGATTTCTTTTCGCCCTCCAATGTTGAATTTGCTCCTGACTTTTCATAAAGCAAAATCATTTCAATTGGAGCTTTACCAGTTTTCAGGACGTGTGGATCAGAAATAGTTACCAAGGAAGCTGCAGTAGTTCCACCAGCTGCAGGTGCCGCAATAAACGCTAAATAGGACTCAGGAATCCAATAGATTTTACGAGATATACCGGCAGGATTTTCACATCCATCGGCATAGCTCAATTTCATATCTGTAATAGTTTCGAAACAAGACATAATTCAATAATTTTAAAATTTAACCTTCAATGGCAGTAACAGCACTGGACTTCAAATCCAATAACACCTCTTGAATCGATGCATCGTTTTTGATTTGTTCCTTGCTATATGTTTTACCATTTAGAACTACTGCGTGGTTTACTTTCACTTTTGAACTGACTTCTGGCGCTGTATTTTCACTTCTAAAAGATTCCAATTTCTCGTTTGCCCAATCCAATTCTTTTTGCAGATTAGCATTGGAACTATGTAATTCCGATGCCTTTTTACGAACATCGCTCAGTTCGTTTGTAAGTGATTTTACCTGATCACCCAATTCATTTTTAAGAGTGGTTATCTTTTTTAAATCACCATCCATTTGAGTTATTTTGCTCTCTGATTTTGGATCAGGACCCAACTCAACCTCATCACCAACTTTTACCTTATCGGCTAAATCAGGATTAGCCTTTAAATCAGCCTCGGTGATGATATGCTTTGCCCCGATTAAAGACACTACTAAAATTTTCTTATTTGCCATTTTAAAAAAATGATATGAGCCTACCGGAGTAGGCTCGGGTTAACACTATGCTTGATCATTTACTCTCATAGCTTCCAAATCACGGATTTGGAAACCAAGAGCGAACAACATACGCAATTCCAGAAGCTCGAATTTAGTTTCTGCAAGCAAACGGTCAAAGTCTGCAACTGCATCTACTCCAGTGATGATATTTTGAATAGGACTAGCAATCAAACGCATTGAGTCCTTCATCCAGGTAACTGGCGTTAACTTTACCTTTTTCTTGGTAGAATCAATAAAGAAGAAACCATCCGAATTGGTCATCAATTCCTTTCCAAAGCGTTCGCGGTAGTTTTCCTGGTACAAATCCCAATATGCATACGAACAAAGAATGTCGAACCCATTATTACGATAAGCAACTGGCATGGACTTCATCATTGTTTCAGCAATTGATACTGCATTGTTTGCCGTAGGAACACCTGTGGCTACTGGAACCAAATTTCCATCGGTAATTTCTTTGGCGATAATGGTCCCCAAGCCATCAAAAGATTTGGCTACAGTCGAACCGTCGCCTTTAACCGCTAGATAAGCGTTATCATTGATTTCACTAGCAACTTTCTTAGCGATGGAATCAAAAACAAATTGTGCAAAAGGAAGATCCTGAGGGTTAACTCCCGGCTTCATCACCTCCGACATCCAAGTAGGACGATATTTCAAAGGATTGATCCGTAAATCTCTTTTCAACAATTCAGTTTCAATTACACGAGGTGTATATTTTAAATCATTATCCCCTGCATCAAAATCTTCCCGATAAGCTCTCACACCTTCAGCAACCTCCAGTTTAGTCAAATTGAGCTTATTCTTAATTCCAGGAATGACGGTAGTATCTTTCAAAATATCCAATGCATTTCGAAGCGCACTAAAAATTTTCTTTTCATACTTACCTGCATAGCCAGCTAATGCGGCTACGTTAGGCGTACTGGCCAATGTACCCCTGAGGTCCATAGGCACCATCGCCATTGCTGTAAATGCCACGCCCGTATGTACAGCATATTCACCAAATCCAGCAGCATCTGCAACAAATGCACCGAAGGCAAAAAATAGGACCATACCTAGTACAGCCACAAAACCTTTAAACAATTTTCCCATTTTTATATTATACACGATTATTTACCAAATAATTTCATCGCCTCACGATCGTAATCGGTCGTGAAATCCTCAACCTCCTCCTTTTTACCCCCGTCCGGAGTATCGTTTTTATCCGTAACCGGAACAACTGGCGGCTCAGCAGGTTTAGACCCCAGGTCTTTCACTTGCTTTTCAAGTTCAGCAATACGCGCATCTTTTTCACCAACCGTCTTTTCGAGACCAGAAACTTTTGTTTCCAATGCACTTTTTTCCGTTTGTAAATTGGTAACCAGGTTAACCTTTTCTTCCAATTCACTATCAAGTACAAGGGTAACCCCCTCAATACCATTCTCCACAATTTGCGCATTTACATCATCAACTTGTTGCGCTGTAATAGATGCA